TAATTTCACTTAGGGGGTTGACATTCAACTCCCTTTGTGTTACTATTATAAGGTAATGTTTTATTAATAAATTGCTTTCTAATCGGCTTATTGGGACAACATTACACAGTGATAGACTTGATTTAATTTTAATTTAAAATGATATTGTATACACTCAAGTCTGTCACTAACTACCTATTTTTTACTCCGTGAAAACTAGTCAATTTAATTGACTCCTTTTTAGTTGACAAGTTTATAAAGCACCAGATGGACAACTGGTGCTTTTTTTTCGTCTATTGATTATGTATATGAAGTGATAAAGTGTCTGGAATCAAAGATTTCGCACTCTGGTGAGACTATTTCTTCTTTGGTCTGCCTCTACCAGAAGGAGATGGTTCTTTGATTTCTTCTTGCAGTGTTCTAAGACCTAACCCTTTTCTAGCCAATTCGTTAATTCTCAATTGCTTTACAACTTGAGTTAAGCCCTTTTCTTCTGCTTCTTCTATTGTGATGTGAAATTCGATATCGTGTGATGGTCTGCTCATTCGTAAGGACTCATTGGTGGTAATGGTGCTGGTCTAGGTTTTTGTTTGTCTTCTTTCATTGTATTCTTTTAATATTCCGTTTACTTTCTTTATTCTTTCTCTTTTGATAATTGCTTGAATTTCTTTTTCTGTTGGTGGTCTAGGTGATGGTGCGGGCTCGAAGTAATTATCTTCAAGTATGATATGAATAACTCGGTCATTACCTGACTTTTTAATCTTATAAGATAGCATACTAATATTTAGTATTCTTCTTTTTCGTCTTTTTAGTCTTCTTTGGTTTTTTCTTATATGCCATGATACTCTCTCTAGTCTACAGGAACCCAGAAGTGTCTACAATTGTGTCCGCCTCTTACAACGAATGGGTCTCCACTTCTCTTGCCTTTCCAAGATTGTCTTGACCATAAACTTTGTGCTTCTGCTTTTGTGAATGTTCTGCCTACATTACGAATACAGAAATCTCTACTTTCTGATACTAATGAACCTGTATATTTGAATTTAGTTAAGCCGGCTTGGTCTGCACGGTGTTTAATAAATGTAGCATCGAATTCCATAACTTTATCGTGCATTCCGGATTTAACTGTGTTGTTTAATGAACTGCCTACATTAACACCAGCAAACTTCTTTTTAAGAGCCGAATAGGCTTTTGCGATATCGTCTTCTTTTCTGTTTGTGGCTTTACGAAGTCGAATTAACTTCTTTTGGAGTAGTGTTGTTTGTAAATCATTAGTTTGAATGAATAATCCTGATATGGCGTGTCTACTGTTTTGTGCGATTGCTTGAACAGTCATACCAGCGATAGCACCAATAACTATTTCTGTATTAACGTTCTCACGTCCTGTTTTAACGCTTTCATCAATTGATTGATAGGCTTGTGCTTTGAGTTCACTAGCAACACGATTATCAAGTGGTGTTATTTCATCACCTACCATCTTTGTTGTGTCTACTGCTATCTTGTCGAATTCTTTAATGTATTCACGGACTTTCAATGATACGAGTTCTTCGAAATCGTCATTGATTACAACTCTTAATCCTAGGAGTTCGTCTTTTGTTTTTGTTTCTAGTATTCGTTGAGCAATTCGATTTTCTAAGACCTTGCTGGCTGAATCCATATAATCATCGAACCCATCCAGAACCTCATCTATAATCTCACTATGCTTCTGAATCTGTTCCGCTGTCGCCATCTAAAATTACTCCAAACTCTGGTGCTTGTGAACCATCTTCAATTTGCTTAATAATAATATCAATCGCTGTGTCATCTTCAACAACAGTTCTTGCAAGTTGTTTTGCAATCTCTGTCTTATATGCCGCTGATGATACTGGAGCAACTGAGGCTTTAAGTAAGAAATCTAATTCTGTATAAGAATCTCTCATATCAAAATCATCTGCATAATCAATAGAACCATCAAATTCAATACCATAGAAACTAGAAAATAATTTCCAAATATGTTCTTCTGTGTTCTCTAGGTTGTCTGCCATTTGAGCAAGTTTTACATTAAGTAATTCTCTTTCAATCTTTAGACTAACGCCTGATGCTGTTGATGTCGTTGTAGAACGCAATGAAGATAGGTGAGCCATACGGTCTATCATTGAAACTTTCATTTCGATTGCTTGTAGAATAGAACCAATAGACGATGTTGTTGGTTGTAATAGATAAGGTTTTAAAGATGGGTCAACATCTTGGTCTTCAATTACAATAACTGCACCTGCTCCTGCTGATGCATCAACACCTTCAGTCATCACAAGTGTCGGATGATTTCCTAGTCTTATAATTTGTTCTAGTTCTGATAGTTCGTTGTATATTGACTTCTGAACATCTGATACATCTGCTATTTGAGAGATACCAATACCTCTTTCGTGTGAGCGTTGTGCATACAAGAAAGTCGCTGGAATCAAACCCATAGCGTTATCATATTGTTCTATAATCGTATAATGGTCATCTTTGTCTGTTTCTACTTCATATACTGTAACAATGTCTCTATTCCAAACACGATAGACACATTTTTCATCATCTTCGTATTCTTTAATTTTAAGCATTGTTAATTCATAACGACCGTTTCTTTGTCTGTCCCATTTCCAATCAACAACATTTTCTGGTGTGATAATTGAAAGGTATGGCCTGATACCATCTGCTAATTCTTCTGCTAGTGTGTTGGCTTCACTTGCTGGTTTATCTAAAATCAACAGCACATGACCATAGATATTTGCAAGTGTAGTCGCATCACGCATCACAGCATCGAATGAACGTCCCTCTAAATCGGCATCATTTAAGAATTGTGTTAGTGCTTGGTTTTCACTTAATGAGCCAAACATTCTATTTGGTGTTCCACGCCAAATGAAACTTGAATAAGTGTCAACTACATTTCTACAATGGTTGTCTAATGGAGTCGTATGAAGACGTTTTGCGTATTCATTGTGTCCATCGTTTTCTTCTTGTAGATATTTGCGTAGATATTGACCGCTTTGGTAATCTTTACCACCGTAATAACTGTTGTAGTAATACTGCCAACGGTATACATTTGCTTTGTATAATTTATGTTTATTTGTTATTTCATCATAATTCATAGTGCTGTTCCTTACATATGTGTGAAACGATTAGGTCTCGCTGTTTCTCTTACTTCTCTCTTAATAGGAGAAAGATGCGATACCAAGTATCCTAAGGCATCGTTTTGGTGGTCAAATCCACCGTCCTTATCTGGAATCGCTGTTCCAGATTTATATATTTGTCGTTCTAAACATCTCATTGAGTTTGTGCATTTAGGGTCAATACTAAATCTAATTGTTCCGTCTGCTGACTCCATAAGACTATTTACTGCATTTATACGGTCTCTGACCGCATCGTGTTTTCTTTTTACTTCTACATTAAAATATTTCTGTAGAATCGTAACATCTGTTCTGCCGTTTGCTGATGTTTTGCGTTGTCTACCAGCAGGGTCAGGATATATTGTTACCATTGCCTGATTATAACGATTCATAATCTCTTGGCATAATTCTTCTGTGTTTGAGCCATACATACTAATTTCATCAAATTGATGTAATACTCCGTCGATGATTTGACAGATTGATGCACTCATCGGGTCGATGTTAAAGTCCATACCAATATATATTCTACCATTCTCATCAAATTCTTTTTTCTTCATATGTTTCTCTCTGCTGAAGTTATAATAGATAACTCCAGAGAAGTTCTGAAACAAAGCCATATATTCCTGCTGGAACTGACGTGTGTCCATATCTTCTTTGGCTCTTTCAACTTCTTCTTCTGTAACTTGTCCACCATCTAATGTGGTAAACTGAAATGATTCCCAATCTTTGTCATCTCTTTGTCCGTAATCGTATAAGTCTTTGAAATGATTAAATCCACGAGGCGTGCCACAAAACAACGCATGACCCGGTGGGTTCTGTGCTGACAATGTTGGTCTTAATACTACTTCCCACGCTTCTCGTCTCATATCTGCATATTCATCCAATACTAAAAAATCTACACCAGAACCACGCAATGTATCAAATCTATCTGAACCTTTCAGACTGATTTTACTGTTATTAACCAAACGAATTGATAACTCATTTTGATTAATTTTCTTTGCCCATCCTAGTTCTTTCATTCTACTACAAAGTTCTTCCCATACAATGTTCTTCGCTTGTGCGTATGTGGGTGCGATATACCAAATATTCTTATTTGGAAATCTAGCAAATCTTGCCATCTCTCTGATAGCAAAAAATGTTTTACCACATCGTCTACCTGCTACAAAAACTCTAAATCTAGCATCAGACTTCGCTATTTCTTTCTGCGCCTTATTCAGAGCCATCTAGGTCATCTGTCCAAGGCAAAATCTTATTCGTGTCGTCATCCATAGGACTTTCACTTTGTCCTAACCACTGCTTTCCTAGCCATATCAACATTGTTGGTTGACCTGATAAAGCAACTTCCATTTGCTTTCTTCTTAATGACATCTTACCGTTTGCTTTTCCTCTAGCAATAATATCAGAAAATCTGTTTCTTATCGTATCAGGATGACAGCCTACAATATCTGCTATCTCTTTCACTGAACAATGAATTGTTGCTAATTTCTCAACTAATTCTTTATCAATTTTCTTCTTCGGTCGTCCGTTCTTTTTCTTTTCCTCACTCATGAGTCTTCTCCCGTTTTTACCCTCTGGTAGAGGTTTACATAAAATAGTTTGCGATTGCTGAAGCCACGATAAGCATTCCTATAGCCCACAGACGGCCGTCAATCTTTTCTACTTTCTTGTCTATCTTTCTTAATTCATCGTCTATGAATTTTTGGTTTGTTTTAATTTCAGTCAAATCATTTTTCATAGCCATAATATCCACTGTATTTTGTTTAACATCAATCTCTGTTTGATTTGCTTCAATCATCACAACTTTTTTCTTTGCTTTAATCTTATCCATGGAAGTTAACCCACGCTGTGCCGTTATAGCCTCTGAACTTTTTAGTTGTCGTATTAAAGTAGAAATCTCCCTCTTCACCAGTCGGGTCACTTGACGCTTTATGCATCTTCTGAATGACTTGATGTGAAACTCTATCTTCTTCTAACTCCATCAATTCTGTTGTTGTTGTTGTGTCATCGTTTCTTAAAGAGATGTGTCCTGTTGGTGTTCCCGTTTGAGCGCCATCATAAGTCAAATACAATCCACTTAAATCTGTGTTACCTGAGTTACCAGGAACATCACATATTCTTAATTCTTGTGTAAGTTGAGTGAAATCTTTATTTGTTGTTATTGCGTTTGTAGTTGTTGTGCTACTACCATTATTGCCTGTTACAGAAAGCGTATATTCGCCTTCCCAAGTGTTTACAGTTGAACTACCTGATGAACCACCTACTGATGATGATTGGATTTTACATAAGTTCTTCGCAATATCAATTAACTTGCCCGTTTCATCTTGAGCCGCAAAGTTCATTGAAACACCGTGTCCTGCTAGACCACCAGAGATATCATAATCCATGTGGTTAATCAAATACTGGGCTTGTGGTTGCGAGTTATTGATATTGTTTGTTTGTGTCACACCAATGAAAGGATAACCGCCACCCTGTTGAGCAGAATCTTTTGTTGCTGATGCTACACCACCAGTGTTATCAAACATATTAAATCCACCCCATTGTGCTACACCAGGGATAGTTACGCTGTCTGCGTTTGAGATAATTGTATTTGCGTATGTTTTGGCTGCTGTTAAGTCACCAGTTAAGTCACCTGTTACATCACCAGTTACATCGCCCGTTACATCACCAGTTAAATCTCCAGTTACATTGCCCGTTACAGGACCAGTTAAGTTACCAGTAATTTTAAGTGCTTCGCCTTGATAACCAAATCCACTAAGTGTTGTGTCTGACCCAGGGGCATTCGTAATTTTAACACCAGATGCGGCACCAAAATATTGATTCGGAGATTTTACTACGAAATAGCCAGTACCATTAGATGCTTCTAAGCATAAGTTTTGGTCTGTTCCAGTTGCTTTAATCTTGCCAAAGTTTTCGCCAAATTGACTGTAATGTGATATCTCAAAGTCATCTATGTTAACAGTACCTGTACCGTTTGATGTTAAGTTTAAGTCACCATCTGTGTTTGAAACAGAGATACTACTCTCATCAATCTTTACTGCCGCTGATGTGTTCGTGCCAACATAAAAATCAGGTGTTTTAGCGTGAATGTATCCAGTAGATGCGTTTGTTTCTAATTCAATGTTACTGGCAGTGTTGGCTATTTTAAGACCACTGATTGTTAAAGAACCAATGTCTGCTGTGTCAATGTCCATATTGCCAGCAACATTTAAGTCACCACGAGCGTTAACTGTTGCATCGTTAAGGGCTGACCCTAGATTAATTGTCGTGTCGTTAATCGTTGTTAAATTACCAGCAGAACTCATTGTAATTGCACCTGCTGTTCCTGAACCACCTGCTGTGATGTTTAGATTTTGGTCTGTGTCTGTTGTGAAATCAATCTGGTCTGTCGCATCCGAACCTAATACTTTATGTCCATCAATGTAGAGTGAACCTGCACCAACATAGACTGAACGCCATTCTTTAGTTGCTGAACCTAAGTCATATGTGTTGTGTTGAACTGGAACAATATGTCCCTTTACTTCTGCACCATTGATTTGTTTAACATTCAACTGTGCAAATGGTTTACTTGTTGTTCCTATGTCTGTACCAACATACTCAAAAGGCGTTGCATCCCAAGTTGGTGTGACTGATGTGGCGAATCCTGCATCACCATCATACGCATTTGATGTGACTGTTCGTGTTGAAATTTCTCCGCCATCAATAGTTGTCTCACCATCATTTGATGTGTCGCTGACTTGAATATTTAATACGCCTGCTGTGATGTTCGTATGTGTTTCTCCAGGTTCACCAGTTTCTGTTGCGTTTAAGTGCAATTCAATTGATTCATTTGTTATGTAATTAACTGGTGAAGGTGTTGAACTTGAATTCCATGGTGCTGAACCCCCTGGATGTAATATGTCATCAGTGTTATTTGATGTTGTTAAATCATTGTCTGTTCTAGTTGAGTCATAAAGAACGATTCCATCACCACTAGTTGTTGCTAGGTCGTTACAGTCAATTATGATTCTACTTGTGTTACCAATAACATCAAATGTTGTTGTTCCTGCTACTGTGAAATCACCACTAACTGTTGCATCGTTACCAATTGTTAAATTATTTGTGAACTCGGCATCAAGGGCTTTAATGTCTGTGAATCCTGAACCTAATTTGAACTCAAATTTATCTGTTGTTTCATTCCAAAGAAGAGTTGCATTTACTGATGTTCCTCTTTCAATCTCTATTCCACCATTCTGTGATGGTGTGCCTGCTTCATTGTTATTCAGAACAATAATATTATCATCAACAGTTAAAGTCTCTGTGTTTACGATTGTTTGAGTACCGTTAACAGTTAAGTTGCCTGTTAAGACTGTGTTTCCAGTGACCGCTAGGTCTCCGCCTACCGAAGCATCATCTGTTACGACTAAATCGTCACTCACATTGACATCGGTTGCGTTTACTGTTGTAATGTTACCAGTTGTTGCTGTTGCTGTTGTGAATCGTCCTGTGCTTGAACCTGATGCGCCTATTGTTGTGTTGTCTATTGTTCCAGCATTTATGTCAGCCGTTGTTGCTGTTAAATCTGTTGTTACGATTGTTGAGGGCGATGAAGCACCAATCGTTGTTCCGTCAATGGCTCCGCCATTTAAGTCAACTGAGTCTGAAGCAAGAGTACTAAATCGTCCTGTGCTTGAAGAAGATGAACCTATTGTTGTGCCATCAATGGCTCCGCCATTAATGTCGGCGGTTGTAATAGTACCAGTGCCAATCGTTGCTGTTGTTGTGCTTAATACTGGGAATGTTGCTGTGTCACCAGCATATTGATTGATGTTACCACGGAATGTTGCATTTGTGAATACATCTAGGTTTTCAGCAATCTGAACACCACCAGAAACAGTTAAATCATCAGTGACAACTAGGTCATCCGTTACATTTAAGTCACTTGTGTTGATTGTTGTCGCATTTACGGTTGTAATTGCACCAGTTGTTGCTGTTATTGTACCAACACTGTCTAAATCTTTACTATTGGCATCTAAATCTGTGATTAACTTTGCTTTACTGAGGTCTATTGATGCTCCAACTAACTCTATCTTCGCTGAACTGTCGCTATCTGCGTTGATTGTGAAATTATCGGGTGTTGAGATACCAGAATCGGGCAGTTTAATTCTTATTTCGTCATCATTGTTCTGTAATGATGTGTCTATTGTCTTATCATCGTCTGTTATGCTTCGCATAATGAAGGTGGCAGTGTCTTTTTGCTTATAGACCCCTAATCCTGTTCCATTATTGACCATTGTCGCATCTATTTCTGCCAATGATGTGAATACTTGTGTGACTGGGTCTGTTAGACTAACTGTGACTGATGTTCCACCATCTTCTGTGATTGTAAGATTAAAGAGAGTTTGCTCTGTGACAGTTACATTCGTTACTTCTGGCATAATGCTCTCCTTATCGTGTTACATTCGCTTTAACATCCACGAAACCTTCTAATAATCTCACAATGTCGCCGTTTGCTTGAGTCATCTCTAAGTCATAGACGCATTGTTGTGCTGGTACTAGTGCAGTATTTGTTGCTGACATCTCCCAAGTAATTCTACCGTTGGATGCATTTGTAATTGTACATGTGAATGTTCCTGCTACTGTGCCACTGAGGGCGCTTGTTCTGATTTGCCCTGCGAATGTATAGTTTGTAATATCAACTGCGGCATTATCTGCATCCTTGATGTCTAATGTTCTATTGAAAGTAGCACCTTGATACATCGTTATATCGTATTTTGCGGACATATTGTTCTCCTAAAATAGTATGTTGAACAACTCTACGCCTATCCAAGTGAAAAATGCAAGATATGTTATAGCCAATAGTCCATTAATCATTGCCACCATTCTCGTCACTAGCGTTGTAAGTTCTTTATTCATGGGATTGTTCTCCTATCATTATTTATCTTTGCGAGGTTTTCTAATAAATACTGATACAAGCGCCTCGTCTCGCTTGTCGTCAGAAATATAATGTATATTTCGTCTCAGAGGGATAAGGTTTTTATAATCGCTTCTAATCGCATCCTTATCCCTCAATTTTAATGCGAATGATAATCATTCTCATTCCTAGCCTTCGTCCCGACCAGGTGGGCGTCTGAAATGGGCTCTTAAATCAAATTCTTTTCCATCAAAACTATTTGCTTTATGAATAGCACGATATATCACAGTAGGATGACATCCATGTTTATCTGCTAGGATGTTAATCGTTCTTGGAATACGATGTTCTTTCATTTTCAAGTACTCTGCTCTGATATCTACTTCTTTACCATAGAATAATCCATTCGTACCATTCTTTTCATATCGTTTGTTTAATACTTCAGTATGCGTTTGTTTAATGATGTGGTCAGGATTAACACATAGTTTATTGTCGCACGATGTTCCTATTCTTGCATTGAAGTCTATATTGTCAAATAGATTGGCTTCAATCGCCATAATTCTACAGACATTCATCATCCCTTTCTGTCCATATCTCATCAACCCATAACCTTGTCTATGGGTAGCACGAGTCCAAATCCAACAGCCTGTGTCTTCATCTTTATCGCATCGGTCTTCTATCGTCTTTACATAATTGTGAATCGTCATTTTATTCTCCGTTTAATTGTACTTCGTCTTTCAACAAGTATTTATCATTAAATGGAATCGCCCATAGAAAAACCCCCATCATACTAACACAGCAGGAAGTATGATAAGGGTTTAGTAGAATAACAAGGTACAGGGAAGCAGATGGCTCATTAACTGCTAAAAACCTTGTTACTCATTGTGAATAACAAGGCTAAGGAATGCAGTTGAATTTCTGCGAAACCTTGTTACTCAATGTTGACCACATTCGTGGTCTATCAGTCACACTCGTGACCAAAAAGGTTGCCAGAATTCGGAAAGCGCCGCTGGTTTGGTGGCTTTTCGGAATTTAGAGACATCGGTCTCCTGGAATTATTTATAATTCTATTCGGACAGTTGCTGGCTTCTTTGTCTCCACTTTTAAGTTATCAATTTGGTCCACACAAGCACCATCGTTATATTTTTCATCCCATTCTTTGACCCAATCCAAATAAGTATTAAATCTTAATCGCATTGAATCCGTATAGTCTGCTAATTCATTCGGCGCCCTCGTTGTCCATAATTTATCTTCCATCATGCCAAAGATTTGTTCGTGAGTATAATATCTTCCATAGTCCTCAACTTGGCTCTTATGTCTTTGGAATCTCCTTGAAGCCACCTGATTTTGTCCTTTAACTTTCTTTGGTCTGAACTTAAGTTTCTTTTCTAAGAAAGATTGGTAATGAAATCCTTTTTCATGGGACATCATTGACCAATATTGTCTTAACTGGTCACAACATTTCTGATAATGAGTATGAAGTTTCTTTGCTTCTTTTGGTTGACATCTTAGTCTTAATGATTTAAGTTTAACCGTATGTTCTTCTTCATAAGGTTTCTTGGTACATTCAATGATTAATCTCATACTGATGCCTCCTTCTTTTCTTTTAATATCTCTAAGACTTTCCCGGCTACTTTAGGGTCATATGATTCAGAGTTGTCTATCATACTTTCATTCTGTTCTACAAGGGCGTGAACCATTGCTGATAACTGCCTAACATAAAGGTCATCATTAACCTTGCGGTCAGAGTCGCGGTATGTATTGGTTGAATTAAATTTAAGTATATCGTCTAATGACATTAAATCCTTTACGAAAATATTTGCTTGGAATATTAGAATTTCTTTTTGAGCCTCGTCAGCATAATATTGGTCATCTGCATGGTAGGTTCTAAGGAATAGAACTTCGTCTTTGAGTTCTTCTTTTGAAAATGTATCTATACTTCTTTCTTTATTTGTCATATTGTTTCTCCTATATGATAAGTTATAGTTAAGTTTTATCTGCCCTAATCGGCATGTAGGACCTTGAGTCCTGACAGATGGTATAAGATTCTTTATCTTATGTTACCAGTATACATTATTTATCATTGTTTGTCAACCCTTTCAGACAATTTAATTCCACATGAGAATGATAATCATTCGCATTTGTCCTTAGTGTGGTCCATCGTCTCATATCCGGGGATGGTGGGCACATTGTCCTTCTTCTGATGGGTTATGTTATATTTTATCGTTGCGTGATACCTTGCTAGTGCCTCCTGCTTCCTAAGGTCATTAATACGATTGACCTCTCTTTGTCTAATCTTTTCATAATCTATGGTCATTTTATCTCCTATGGTTAATCATCGTCCGGGTGCTTTTTGGGTTGTTCACTTTTGCAACATTTGTTGTAAAAATACAACAGGAATCCCTTTTTTGTTGTAAAAATACAACAATTTGCCAGAACAAGGGGTTCATTCATCATACAGTCCAAAGGCTAACATTGTTGATATAAAGAATAACAATCCAAACATTAATTCAAAATAGTCCATTACGCCGTCTCCTCTACTAATTGATAAGTCCATTGATTTTGAATAGTCAAGTTATCATACCGCTTATATTCATCTGACAGACTGTAAATACTTCTAGCAATGTTATCTTTGCTTATTGAAGTGGGCCAATATTCTGTTTTTTGTATTCCGTTACTAAGAACATATTCTATCTTCCATTTACTCATTACGCATTCTCCTCTATAAATTTGTATAAAGCAGGATACCATTCGTCATTTAATTCTTCATTTGACCACCCACTTGTGTTACCACATTCTGCTACTCCAGGAACACCTTGTTCTACATCAAATTCTATACCCATAAAGAAACCACAGGCTTCATTTGTTTCTGGTGTCCAATATTCATCACCATATAAATCATCACAATCTGCTTTGGTTAACTGATAGTATGTGTCGTGGTTACTTCCATATTTGTATACATCTGATATTGAAGTTGTTATTGCTGTTACTGTACTCATTATACTGTCTCCTTTGTATACATATAAATGCCATCATCGTCATATACGGCATTATCAATTTCATTAATACATTTCTTTCGCATTGTGACACATCCATAACATTCGCCACATTCTTCAACGATTGTTACTTTTTCTTTCTTTGCTTTTAGTTTCGCGGCCAGTTTGGCTGTTTCTTCTACTGCTCTTCTAACATCTTCTGGTTTATTGTTTAGTGAATTGAACATATTATCTCCTTTTTTATTGG